GAACTTGGTAATTCACTTGGAAATGGTGAGTTTGCTTATGCAAACGATTTGGAATATCAAAGCACTTATGACAGCGATGCCAAAGAAGTTTACAATGTTGGCGATAGATTAGTCATTGTTAACTCTGCTCCATCAAATGCTTATGAACTTCAAATAGAATCTAGCACCAACTATAGGTCATCTGGTTATCTACAAACTGGTAAGATTCGCTATGGAACTTCTGAACCTAAGTTCTTTAAGTATCTTGATGTTAGGGGTAAAGTTACTGACTCTGATTTCATTTCAGTTTCAACGGTTGATTCTAACAATAATGAATATTCAATTACATCTCTTGATACTGTAACGTTGAATTCACCCTTTGCCCTGCAGTATCCACTTAGTTCACAGGAACACATTTCATTAAAGTTTACCTTTACCAATAATGCTCCTGCTACTGCAATTCCGGTACTAGAGTCATATCAATTAAAGGCTATCCCTGCATCTCGGAGACAGCGTATTTTTGAATATCCGTTGTCTTGCTTTGACAATGAGATTGATAAAAACAATATGTCATTTGGTTACAATGGAAGAGCATATGATTCAATTTTTGCCCTTGAAGAACTTGAAGCAACTGGTGACTTTGTCACTATTCAAGACTTTAGAGTTAAAGAAAAGTATTTAGGAATTATTGAAAAGATAAGTTTTACCAATGTTATTTCTCCAGATAGAGATGCAAATAACTTTGGTGGAAGATTAATAGTTACCGTTAGAAGGGTATAAAATGAACAAGAATACTAAGAAATTTTTACTAGCAATAGCAGAGCGAGCAGTTAAAACATTTGCTCAGGCTTTCGTTGCATCCATTGGAGCCAATACAGTATTTGCTGTATCTAGTTTACAGTCACTTCAGATTGCTGCAAGTGCTGCAGTTCTGTCAGTTATGACATCTCTTGCTTCGGCACAGTTTGGTTCACATGGACCATCACTTGCCTCAGAAGAAATTATTAACGAGGAAGTTGCAGGTCACTAATGCGTCCAGTAGATAAGAAATTTAAGGTATCGCTACCATATGGTATTAAAAGTAAGTTGTACAAAAGCGGAGCACACAAAGGTGTTGACTTCGCCGCTCCTGTTGGCACTCCTGTTGTCGCTTGTAACGATGGTGTTGTCACTTCATTCACTTGGGGTCCAGCGTTCGGGAAGCATATTATTGTTGACCATGTTGAGTTTGCTGATGGTACATCAGGACTCTGGGCGGGCTACATGCACCTGTCAAAGGTCAAAGTAAAAGCAGGACAAAAAGTAAAGAAGGGTCAAATTATTGGCTGGGTAGGTCAGTCAGGTAATGTGACTGGTCCACATCTTCACTTAGAAGTTCAGAAAAAAGAAAAATGGAATGCAACCAACTCTGTTAATCCACAGAAATGGATTAATTGCTAAACCATTACATACAAGAATTCCCCCCTTGGAGTCTCCTCTTACTCCTTGGGGGGAACTTTTTTGTTTATACTCTATGCTGACAGTAGCAATCCGCATAGTTACATTTAGCATGTAACATTTGAGATATAGATTTGTTACCTACCTTGCTGGTGTCACCAGCGTTTCGGCAGTTTGGACAAATCATACCCATCTAGTTTCGATGTATACGTCATTCTCTTTGCTGTATGTAGTAGGCTTTTTCTTGTTGTAACTTGTGTGACTGTAGCCTTGCTTGGTTTTCTTGATACTGTTGTCGAAGTCATCCATGCGCTTTTCTAGTTCATCCTGCTCTTTAAGTTCTGCAGCAAGTTCCTTGACAATGGAGATAGATGCATCAACTATAATTGACTGAATTTCAATCAGTTCCTTCAGGTGCTGAATCTTCTGTTTCAACTTGCGCTTCGATGTGTATGTCATGTGTATCATCTTCCTTTTCTTTTGGGTCATAGTACGGTGCGAAGCCACCTAAGTGGCGCACCATCTTGTTTAGTGCTCGGTTTGCTTGCATCATTGCTGCTCTTGCTGTGGTCTTCTCTGGAAGAATCTGCTCATGTAGAGTAGTTCCATCCATGTCGTGCCCATAGAACTCAGTAATAAGAGTCCGTTCCTTATCATCAAGTTTACTCAAAGCATTCTTGATGTCCGCACTATAAGCCATCCAGTCATTAGCCTCAGCCATAGCCTTCGGTGTTTTACCACCGAGTGACAACGAGTTTTCAATTCGTGCCCAGTCTGAATTAATAACTGCTGGTAGCAGTAGTTTGATGAACTCTTTCTTATAGAAGAAGACATCTTCAGGATTGTATCCCTCGACACTAGCCTTTTCTTTTAGACAGAAGTCATAAGCAGCGTTACGCAAAGACTTGGCTACTAACTTTTCCCTGTCCTTAGGTTCACGGTCTAGCCATTCACCCATCTTACGCTTATGAGTTGCAAACCAAATCCACAACTCTTGCTTTATATCTTCCTTGTTAACCATCTGATATTTTTTACTATATTCCGCGGATATCTGGTATACCATCGGTTCATAGTCTGCAACTGCTCTTTCGTCAAACTCAAAACTCATAAACCTCTCCCTCCACAACGAACGAACGTCCGTTAATTGGGACATTTACGGGAGTCACATTGCCTCTACGCGTATAGAGTATAGTGAATCCTTGTTGCCAGTTAGCACCAGTCTGTCCGAGATAGTGCGCTTGCGATAGGTCCATGAGATGCCCAACTTCCACCCCATATAACTTGTGTCTAATCTGACCACCGAAGCCGGTGTGCTCATGTTGAATGCCCTGTTTGTGCGTGTGACCACAGACAACTGAAGCCCCAATTTGTTTAGCAAGGGTAAGAGCAGTCCCACCAGGTTGCTTGTTGGCACGACCCTCATCTCCATGAGCGAGAACCCATCCTGGGGTGAATTGATAAAATCTATCGTGATACGTAATCTCGTTTTCACGATACCCAAGTAACTTGGAATACTCAAGGTCGCGTAGCGACGCAAGAGCAGGTGCGTATTTTCTGACATAGTTTTCAACTCTGTCTCCATGATTGCTCCTCATTGTATGGAATGGCTTGTCGCCCAAGGCTTCTTTGAAGCCAACCATAATGCTAGTTGTCTTGTCTAATCCCTTTTGTAGAGTTCCTTCAAACTCACCAGCCATGCCTTTGTTCCAACGTGATGGTTCTGGGCTGTCTGCCTCATCACCAACGCAGAACAACTCATCTGGTTCATAGTCTGCTACGAAATTCATAACAGCCTTTACTGCTCGAGGGTCGTGATAAGGCACTTGCATGTCTGATAGTACAACAATTCGTTTCATGATTATCCTTTGCTCCACTTTCCATCTAACACAAGCAAACCAATAATTGCATAGTTTGCTAGGTCAAGGAACGTGTCTCGTATTGACTCATTCTTTGGTGTCTTATTGTTGACTAGTAAGTTTTCCAGTCTTGCTAACTTGTCGTACATTCTTACGTTAAGCCCATTGAGCGGACCGCCTGGGCTTTGACTTATGTTCTTAGGACCGTAGTCCTCATGCTTCTTGATAAGCAATTCAAATAGTTCATCTTGAATATCGTACACATCAAAGGCTAGTTCTGACTTTACTAGTTCCTTGTGGCTGGTATCAAAATCGTCATCAAAACCGACCCATCCATCCGCGATGTCACCGAGATTGGCTGAAGTCCAAGGTCGGAAACTAATCTCGTCGCTATCTGAATGCTCTCCGATTGGGTCGTCAGTATGCCACCTGGGTCTGCTGATTTCGGGGTAGTCTCCGTAGAATTCATCAAACCATTCATCTTTCATCTTGCCCATGTTACCTTCCTAACTTTTCTAAGAACCATTGTTGACCATACTGTAGGTACATTGAGTTCACATCATGCCCCTCTGGCATGTTAATAATAGTTACGCCTTGGACTTCTTGCGCAATTTTCTTCGCAAAATCCGAACCAGGCTGGTCGCCGTCAGCAAATATGAAAACGGTTTCAAAATCTTGAAGTAGTTTCGCGTAGTGCCTTTTCCACGAGTTAGCCCCAGGAACCCCGATAGCCGCGATACCGCATTTGTAGTTGAGTGTGATTGCATCTATTTCTCCTTCTGTTACTGCTATGTAATTCTCTGCTGTTACCAGAGCATTAACGTTGTAAAGATGTGTCTGAGTGCCAGACATACCCATGTACTTTGGTTCTTGTGGACCTATCGCCCTAAAGCGAATATCCACTACACCTGACGGTGTGATGTAAGGAATAGCCAATCTACCACGGAACGCTTCATGCCCCGTTAGTGGCTCTCCTACTAGACCTAGGCGGACTGTAGCCGCGTCTACGAGAGATAATCCCCGGCTGGCTAGATATTCCTCTGCGAGATGAATTGACTGCTGGTAATGAGTAGTTGCTCTCTCCAACGATTCTCTCTGCGAGTGTGTAAGCCTCATGATATCCGACCCCTTCCTGTTCCATAATAATCTTGTAAGTATCACCTTTAGTGCCACATCCAAAACAATTGAATGCTTCGTACTCTGTATTTATTGTAGCGGAGGCATGACTATCATCATGAAATGGACACTTAATCTTTTGCCATCCGCTTCGGTCTTGCACAGTCTTGCCACCGTAGTGTTCTATGATTGCTGCAATGCTGTGCTTGTCCATTAGTAGCCTGCTTCTTCTAACAGTTTATACCACCCATGTACTGGCATTGTGGCATACCACAAGCCAACATCGGTAGTGCCTTTCTTTTTATGTATCACTGCACCAGTATCAGCCTTGTCATTGTGCATCTCAATGTCTAGTTCCTTAAGCCATGCTGACAGTTCCATGCGTTGATGGTTCTTTACTTCCATAACAACGCCAGGTATACCAGCAATATCCCCGCGGTCCAGAAGACCAGCCAGGGCTCTTCGTTCCACATGCTTACGTCCTTTACTAACTAACCAGTTGACTACAGCAGTTTCTGCTGACGTACCTTTTTGCTTTGACTTACTCATACTGTTTACCTCTAGCAATCCTCATTGCTAATTGTATAGCCTTATCGTACTCGGAGTCATCTCCCTTAAGGTATATGGCGAGTCGCTTAATGATGTCATTTCTAGTTGCAGATTCATTCTCATCAAAGAGTTCCTGAAGAGCCTCCATGACAAGTTCTTTTTCTTTCTCTGCTTGCTCTAGTTCTTCACTCATTTCCAACTACCCCATTCCAGGTAAGTAATAACCAACATTCCCATGATTAATAAAGTTCCTGCTATCATTCGGTGTCCTCCTCGACAAAGTCGTATTCATTATCTCTATACTCAACTAGGCATTCGTAACAGTTAATAATGGAAGCAACTCCACCGTGTCCACGGCACTTAGAGTTTCGTTCATCTTCCATATCCCATAGTGCTGCATCGTGCTTATATAGTTTCATAATCCACCTCCAGATGCATACTCAAACCAATGGCTTAAGTATTCTTTGAAATCAATAGTGTAGGCTGTTCGCCTACCCTGTACCCATTCTTCATAGTAATGAACTGTCTGAGTGCTTGTATCTCCAAAGCCAAACACTACTGTGAAGTTTGGTTGCTTAGATAGTTCCCAGAGGGCTATGCTTTGACCAGCCTTCATATTGATATCGGGTCGCTGACCCGTACCATCCCAATGCTTCATTTCCACAATTAAGAAATTGCTTTTACGTTCAGCAAAGAATGGTACGAATCCATCCATGTCAGACATGGTGCATTTGCCCCATGATTCTGTGAAGCCCCATGCGTCCCATTGCCATGTGTTCTTTAGGTGGGTCTCCATGTCACGGATGAAGTGGGTCAACGCGACTCCTCTAGGTCAGCCAGATACATATACTCTGGATTGAACTGTAGCCAGACAGGGGTTGACCCTGATGGGTCAGCCTTGCCATAGCGGTTCTTTACAGATGCAACAGCCATCAGTCCAGCCTGCTGACCAACAGTCAAGATTAGCGCAGGGAGTTGGTTTACTTTGCCTTGTACTGCGCTACGTGGTGGTGTTGGTTCAGACTTGAATGACTCGCTAGTGTGATGAAGAACCAGTACAGCAGCATTAGTGTCACGTGCAAGATACTTAAGTTCTTTCATTGCACCTCTCATGCCAGAGAATTCCTCACCATGGTCCATGGAGATGTCCATGAGATTGTCCACAACGATTAGTTCTGGTGGTCGTCCTAGCAGTTCCTCTATCGCTAGCACCTCATCATCCAAGTCGCCAAGGTTAGGTGACGAATCGAATGACCAGTAGATGTGGCTAGCCATAGATAGTTTGTTTCGGGCTTCCTCTGGGTTTTGCTCAATGGCAACCTCAGCCTGCTGTTGTGACTCACCTGTAATCATTGAGTACAAACGCATAGCCATGGTGTGCGCATTGGTATCTGCTGACAGATACAGAGTTGGTACATTCATTCGCAACGCTAATGCTAAGGCAAGTGTAGACTTACCTGCGCCAGGCTCACCAGCAATCATGCTGACCTCCGAACGGCGCACAGCAATCTGGTTGCCATCGAATGTACGGAAAACCGCTGGTAACGGTTCACCGCCAATCTCTGGTCTACCTACTGAACGGGTTAATGTTTTCATATGCTAGACAGTATTCCATTCTGGCATAGAACGGTTGAGCCATACGGGCTCACATTGACCTACTGTGCCCTTAGGTGTTGGACAGAATAGTCCCTTCCATTCACCCTTAGCACCACTACCCTTACGTGCGGTCATAGGTCCATGCTGACACATCCTTGCCCCTACTGCTGGTGCAGCCGGTGCTTGTGACACAGGTGGTGGCACAGGTGCGAATGCTGGTGTTACTGTCTCGCTAATTACAGTACCACCTAGCGCATCAAGTACTGTATCGACTGCGCTGATACTGGGTGGCACCTGTGGTGCACCCGTTAGTACTTGCTCTAGTGTTGCAATGGCATCGCCTGCGCCCTCTGCTACGAGTGCATTGATGTTGTTGATTAATTCTTCAGCACTATCACCACGGGCTGTGACGATAGTACCTTTCGCTGTCTTGACATTTACTACGTAGTTTTTCTCTGACATGGTTACTTAACCTTCTTTGTTGATTTTCTTACTTTTACTGGACCTTTGCCGTATCCATTCTCGCCTTTTTTCTTACCGCATCCACATTTAATACACATAACTAGTTACCTTCTTTCTTAGTGAACTTGCATCTGGTTGTTAGGTCACACATCTTGCAATGATTGAAGTTTGGAATAAACAAGTGCGCTTGTCGCGCCTTGTCAAAGTCCGAAACCATTTGCTCAATCATCTCCATTGAGTAGAAGTCTAAGTCTACTAATGGTGTTGTCGTTCCTTCTCTTGCCATCCAGTAAGTCCCATACTTAGGGCGGATACCGAACGTCTTCTCCATGCCTGCTGCATAGAACGCTAGTTGCAGGTCTGATGATGGTGTACGTGCACCAGTCTTGAGGTCAAGGATAATGAGTTCACCCTCTGGCGTGACCATCACGCGGTCGATGTGCATTTGGACTGTCACACCGCCGAGTACAGGACTCATTCCTATTTCAATGGCAGGGGTGTTGTTACCATCTGACCATAGTTTCCATCCATGTGAACCAGTACGCCAAGTAGCCCACTTATTCAACATGTCGAAACCAGCATCATCCCACCATAGACCGTTCTCTTTGTCTGGATTAGCCTTGGTAGCCCTGCCACCAGCCCTCCACGATGCCCCTGGGAGCCCCGTAGAAGCCTCCTGACGCTCTTTCTCGCGCTTAAAGGCATCCTGCCACAACGTAAAGATATGCTCTGGCTTAGTTGACATTATGCTCATTGACCTGCCTCCTGAAAGTAAACCTTATCCCACTCTTCGGATGCCGTATGCAGCGCAGAGCCACCTACTAGCCACCATGACGGTGCTCCTTGATGTTGCTCAACCCGTGACAGGTAATACTTAAAGCCACAATCAAGCCATGTAGTGAATGACGAATAACTCACATGACCTGGAAGGTCATAGCCATTAATTTTTATGCTCATATACTTATCTCCTCTGTTACTAGTATCGTACACGATAAACGGAGACACGCCGAATTGGTTAGAGCCTATCGGTGTGTCGTATATATTACTATAGTATATATAATATAACTTAGTTGCCCACCTTTATGGGCAACAGTATATAGTTATCTAATATCAAATAGTGTAGGGTTTGTAGATTCAAAAATCTTTGAAGGACTAAGTACTTTAAGTATCATGTACCTGTCCTTGGTACTACCAACGGATTTGATAGCACCAAGTTCTACATCCTTTTTAGCCAGAGCCTCAGACTCGTAAGGACCGTAAAGAAAGTTTAGACCATCCATGCGAACAGCCACTACCCATACTTCACGGTCCCTGCGAGCACCATCAATCAACTTCCAGATGTCTGATGCTAATGCATCCACATCATCATGTTCTGACTCTAAGACACTTATAAGTGAATCTATTTCTTTTTTACGTTGTCGCATCTCTCTCATGCTTCGATGTTAGGCGAGCGACTTCTACTAAGAATGCCTAGTCATTGTCAGCATCATTTTCAGTAAGGTAGTTAGGGGTGAGCCAGTTACCAGTAGAACGGTCATAGGCTACACCCCCAAAGGTAGCCTGTTGCAAATGGTGGTCAATGCTTAACTCTAACTTACCATTGTCATACGTACCCTTGAGCATAACGTAATGGTCAATCATAACTGATACCCATCTCTGCAAACAATTCAGTATCCAACTCAGCAGAGAAGTCTAAGTCCCCAATGTCAGCGAATAAATCCTTGATAAAGTCAGCAGCCCCAGCCTTACTGTCAGCCTCAACATCAAATGTTACATTTATTTTATAAACTGTCATAAATTACCTCCATCTTGTTTTGATTATTCTAGTAGAATAATCGTACTATTCTAACCATTCTTGTAATGCTTCATCTGCAAACTCACTAGTGTGTAGCATGCTCTCGTAGTATGCCGTGACGATTATAAAATTCTTCATGGCGATAGGTGCATTGTGATTCCACCAATGAATAGCATCTTGTATCACGGGTGGTGGCAATGACCTTATCTCATTGAGTCTTTCTATGTCCTCAGGGCTAATGTCATAGGGTGTTTCCATCTTCATCACCCCCTAACTCAGCGAGTAAGGCACGTGTTTCCAGAATCATTCTATCATGCGCATCACTATTAAACGGTTCGGTCAGGGTGATTCCGTGTGTCTTGCGTATCGCCTTGCGTTGATAACGCGTAGCACCACCCCAGAATCCCCACTCCTCATGATGAACAGCATAATTGAAACACTCGGTAAGAGCAGGACAAGTGGAACAGATGTCAGCAAGCATGTCGTATGTTCTGCTCATTCCGTTATCGCTACCACTTAGACTCTCAATGAAAGCACCACGACCCAATGGGTCTTCCTCATCAGGGTGATACCACACATGCGTACCTACTTGAGCACACACAGCACCATCAAATGACGGCTCGGTATTCCTGTCAGCGTATACCCGTAAACCCTCGAATCTAGGGTGACTTATGATTGGATTAGTCTTTGTCATAGCGATTCGTTTCCACTCATTTGAGATAGCACAAGGTCTTGACGTTGCACTATTTGAGACAGTCTTTCGGTTAGATTGACTAACTCCTGCATGGTAATGGTGCAAGAGATGTTGCCAATCTTTACGTATGCATCGTAGGCAGCGCGACGGTTCTGGTTAAGTCCACCGCCACCCCAAGGGTCGTAGTCCTTGTACCTAGTTGCATTAGGACCATAGATGTTATCGGTAATCTCATCTGGCACAGCACGTTTAGCAAAGACAACCTTTACGGTGTTATCTTTTGCTACACCACTCCTAGCAGTACCAATGCGTGAAGTTAAACGCTTCAGGTCGTTATCCATAAGGAATAATTTAGTCATCATAGTTGTTTCTCCAATCTCTATTCTAGTAGAATAGTCTAGTATTCAATTAGTTCTTGTGAGCCGTGAATCTTAGCAGGATTGTAGCACATGCAAGCGTATGCATGGTCATAGCAATCTAAGCATGAGTTACAGGTAGAGCAGATACCATCGTAGTATTCTTTCTCTCCTATGTTAGCCATGCAGATAATGCATGACTCATTGTACACTAGGTCGGCATCTTGTACGACATCACTATCTGACCAGCCACGACCAAGGATTGTACCATCGCTTGCCTCCAACTCTTTGTTCCACCAAGAGCCTGAGTAGTAACTTGATGAGGCGTAAGACCCATACATGTTGTAGTAACTGGGTGTCTTGTAACCTGAGTTAGACCACCAGATGTCGCCATCCCAATGCCCTAAGTCCTCGTTGAGAATGTACACAGGGTCACGCAATTCCTGTGAGGTGGACAGGATAGCAATCTTGCTACCTGCTGCAAAGTTTTCCAACTTAGCAAAGGTATGCTTGTCGTCTAGTTCCTGCACACCTATCGAACCAAGAACATCTTCGGCAAAGATACGAGTATCTGAACGCTTGTCACCGTCACGCGGTGTGATAGGTAGCATGCCATTGTGTGCAAGGATAATGTCCTTACGACCATCTACACGGAACGGATGATTGTTCTCAAGCATAGTAGTGCCATGAGTTGTGTATCGTGCATGGAACATGCCAACGGGATTCTTAGACTTAGCCATCTCTGCATAGAAACGGTCAATAAGATTCTCGTACTTCATGCTACGCCCTGTCACGATGTGGTCCTCATGACGAACGGCAAAGCCGTAGCCATCAGGGTTAGTTTCACTTGCATTGACAAGATACTCACGCTTGGGCAGTTGCCCCATAGTTACCATCAGTAGACACATAGTTATTCTCCAATCTGTGGGAGACCGCTTTCAAACGGTTCTACCCATCGGGTTAAGTAGTCGGTGAGAATGGAATAGCGGGCTTGCGGTGAAACCCATTTGATAAACGCATCCGCAAGGAAAGCGTTACCAACTACCATCTGATTAGCCGACAGTTTTTCGGTGTAATTGACAATGGCATCTACGAGTTGTAGTGCCATCTTTATTCGTAGAGGATTGGTTGATGCTCTAAAGATACGAACCTCTAACGTACCAGAGTTATTCAGATTAACCGCCATGTAGCGGTCTGAACTATAGTTCCTGCGTATTTTGCCACGCAGATTTTTTAGTTGTTCCTTACTGAAAGAAGCCCATCGAGAACCGCTACGACCAGCGAGCCACGATAAGAACTCCTCATTGCGATGAACGAAGTGAACGAATCTAGCCTGATGGGATTCACCAGCAAAACCATCTCGAGATACATGGACATGTAAACCAGCAGTAGAAGTATGCCAACCACTAAATCCATTGTTACCGAGGTCTTCGATAGTATCCCATAATGGTTGGGCTAACCCATCCATGGCATAGTCAAGAGTCATGGGGTGCGTGACTATCTCAAAGCCATAGTTAAGTGAGCC